AGCCCAGCCTGGGCCTAGTGTCATAAGGTTTGGGTCATTGGTTTCCAAGTCGATAGCGATATATTCGCTTCTGGTCAGGTCAGGGAATACCTCTGGTGGTAACCAGTCCTGCTCTATCGTATCTAGATCCATACGATGAAGAAAACTTAGTTGGCTTTTTTCCTTCTTACTCGCCATTCTTTTCCCCTCCTAGAGCACCGTAACCGCAAATATCTACCCAAGTGTCCTCATGTTCTGGAGTCACGATAAGTCGTGATAGCTTTAAGGCTACCATGCACTGGTACACTTGAGACACCGACACCTCTCTACCCAGAATAACAGACCACATTTTGGCTATGCGCTCGTGGTTTTCGTAGGCATCGCCGTAGGCTTTAGCCCTTGCACCGTTAATTAGTCCTTTAGCTATATCGAGTATCTCGTCACGTTTCATATCTCATACCTATACCTTGAATTGGATTGTACTATATGTAGGTTCTTTCGCGTTCTAGTAACCGCCGTATAGAACACACGATGTTCGTCATCCTGATCTGGGTTCTCAACCGCAGGGTAAGATGAGTCCGTTAATAAAAGAATATTGTCATCCTCGCCCCCTTTCATCCGATGGATGGTAGACAACTTTATTCTTGGTTTATCAAGGCTTTCTCCGCGCCTTTTAATCGCAGATAGATAATAGCGTTCTTCCAAAGATAAATCCACTACTGTTGCTGCATCTAATTCTTTTTGGGCTAGCAAGCCATGCTCCGCCACAAGATTGTCATAATTGTGAAATCCGTCAGGGTCTACCGCATCAAATGTTTTCGCCGCCCCTCGCTTCAGTAATGCCCCTTCTCCCTGCTTTGGCATACGCTCGAACATCTCCTTGCATTCTTTTATGCCGATGCTTTTGCCTTCACGAAGCAGATCCCAAGTACGCATAGCCCTCAAGTCTTTCTGTGAGAAGCTGAAATTGCCATAACGCTCATAGAAATATCCCTCTTCCTTGAGACGTGCTTGGAGGTAGTTGAGGATCTTGTTTGTTCGTGCCATGATTGTCCACGATCCGTCATCAATGTCCACGTCATACCAGTGCATCGAGTAGTTAACGCTTCCGTCAGCGTCACGAGGCTTCCACTCCTTTGGTTGGCGATAGTTGATCCTATTCGCTAGTTCGTTAGCTACTTGAAACACGCTTCTCGGCACTCGATAACTCTGACCAAGAACCTGCTTGTTATCGCAAGCGTTCATAAAGCTACCTATGTCAACGCCATTCCAACGGTGGATACACTGGTCATCGTCCCCTGCATACCAAACCCTTTTAGCACTCTGCTTCAAGACATCAACCTGCCGCCACTGTAGGGGCGTTAAATCTTGAGCCTCGTCCACAATCAGGACATCTAAGGTAGGAGCAGTTCCTTGCTGCACAAACATCTCAACCATGTCTGTATAATCAAACTTTCCCTGCTCTGCCTTGTACATAGCATATGTCTCGTCCAGATGCGTAAGCATAGACCAATACAAATTGTAGTCCGCTTGGTGGTTAAACTCCTGTTCTAACGAAATGCACTTCAGTTTAGACCGAGCTATGATCTCAAGATAGCGATTGCCTTCCTTTTGAGATAAAGGAACCATCCCCTCGTCTAAGTTACTAGCCGTAGTGGTATCAAAAGCCATGCCGAGCATCTCGCCTAAGACCTTGAAATCCCCAGAGCCAATGGTTTCCGCTGGCTTCATACCTAGCCAGTTGAACCCTATAGAGTGGAGCGTCTTAAACCAAGGCAGATCTTTCTCACCTAGATTCAGTTCTGCTCCAGCCCTGCTTCTCGCCTCTTCGATAGACTTTCTGGAAAAAGACACAAACCCGATCCTGTCAGGTGGAGTTCCGCTAGCCAACTCTTTCCGCACGATCTCAATCATCGTGTGGGTCTTGCCGCACCCCGGCGGTCCAAAGATCAATGTCTCTTCAGCCATCTTGTTTCTCGCGTGGGCGTGAATTGAGCCACTGCTCAACGTCTGTTTTCAGCCACCGTGTCGTACTGTTTTTGTCCTTCTCAGGACCCAGTACCACAGGTTTCGGGAAATGCCCTTCTTCTGTCCACCGATAGATGGTAGATCGAGCAACCCCAAGCCAACGAGACACTTCACCCACTTTGATATACTGCTCATCAGAACGGTACGTCATCTAAAGTCTCCTTTTTTGGTAGTTCGATTTCATTGTTGTCAAATTCTGGCACATGCCACACACGGATAGTTTTCCATCCCCCCGTGTCCTCGTCTTTGAACCTGTAGAATGAGTTGCACTCATGTCCTCCGTTCAAATCTTTTAATCTCTGTTGGATGTGAGGACGTTTCAATTCTTTGAAACCCCTGTTTGATAGGAAGTCCATCAAACCTTTCAGAGTAAACATCGTCATATCATTTTCTGACCAAGGCTTCCCAAGAAGCATCTCTTGCGGAGATCTAGCACGGATACGACTAGTACAGTAGGTTTCAAGCAGTTCTTCAAACTGACCTCGAACTGTAAGTTCTTTCGGGACTTCTAGGATCGTTGCATCCTGCAACAGAGAGTTAACATATATCTGCCAATCCGATGCCTTCATGACTGGAGGCATCATATCTAGTTGCTCTATACAGGCTCTTTGAAACTGTAGTGGCATCTGCAACTGTTCGGTAGACAGCTCTAACCGCTTCCCATCCACGTCCATAAAGAACAGGCGAGGTTCGGACCTCTGGATAGTCAGCCCACTAATGGTAGGCATCGTATCGTTTTTACCCACACCATACCTAGCCTCACGACACGCAGCGACATCACAGTGACTGCACATAGGCTCTTCTTTACACAGGTATCCATAGTCCTTCTTTTTGTGCTGATTGACTATTGTAACGATCTCTGAGGCAGGAAGAGCAGGTCTGCAATACTTCTGGTTCCATCTTTCTAATGCTTGCTCCCACTCGTCTGGGTACATCATCTTTGCCGTCACACCTGCATGAAACATAACTTTGTTTCTAGTTCCATCTGGCACCATGGTAGAGAACATGATGCGCAAGCAGGGGGGCATCTCACGAAGTTCTTTGTCCTCTGATATAAATGTGAGCTTCCTTAGATCCGTTAGTGTGGTCTTCATGTCGTCCACATGATCTAGAAACTCTTCAAAAGATAACTCCTCACCCTTGTCGTCTATTGCATATCTCAGCGTGTTCTTTGAGTCAAAGTAAGGCAGATTAATAAAGTTCCCTACATCCCCACGCTCCGCAAGGATTTTATTCTGCTTCGGGAAAACCTCACAGCCGCCAAATCCCAAGACAGCAGCGAACTCCATCAAATGGTCGCGCATATCTGTGGCACTAATCCACTCCCTTGTAAAAAGGAACAAGTGTGCTCCGCCTGATTTAGATCGGCAAACAACAAGGGGGATTTTTAGCTTGCGGCATTTCTTCAGAATGGCTTTGTGATCAATTGGATAGGTGTCGATATCCAAAGCCCCAAACTTACACATGTTCTGGTCGTTAATCGGAATAGCACCAACCCCATGCGTACCGTCTAAGTGCCTTGATATTAATTCTTTTGTTAAAGGTTCTCTGACGATGTAGCTCTTTGCTTCTGTTTTACCGTTCTTGCGTACACTTCCTACTGTTGTTTGACCGTGTGCCACACTGGAGCCTTCAAAGGCGGTGGCAAAGCGATCAATTAATTCCATTTTTATCTCCAATTAAAATAGGTGGGAGCACAACCCAAAATGCTCCCACCCAGCCACAAGTCACTTAGAACGGCACGTCATCGTCATCAGGCATTTGACTTGCCTGGCTAGGAGTTGGAGCGACCTCCTCCGACACTGCCTTCGCCTCCCCCTTCTCGACTGACTTGCGGAAAGCAATTGCGGCATCCAGTAGATTGCGATCCTGAACGAATCCTTCTTTTTCTACCTGCCAGTTGTACCAAGAACGCATTTCACCATCCACGGTGCGAGACTCTTCCGTTACGGAGAGTTTCCACATGGTTGCAAAAAGCGCAGGGGTTCTCATGTTCCCCTCTTTATCCTTGATCTTCTGCATAGCGATCTGCGTCTTCCAACGGCGGCTAACTTTAAGACCAGTAGACTTGAAGTCCACAATCGCTGGCTCATACATACCGTCAGATCCCACCACTAGACAGAAGTGTTGATCGCTTTTGATCACCTCATTACCATTAGGCAAATATTCTTTTGCCCCTTGGCGTGTGGTTCTTTGCAGGTCTGGGTCATCAGCGGAGCGTACACCAACGTATCCCCCACCTTGATCCCCTGCAATAAACTCAGGATATGTAGTCGTCTGGTAGCACGGTATAACAATGATACCCTCTTCACCATCCCAAGTCTGTCCTGAGACAGTGTTGAAGATATCGCCCTGACGAAGGTTCGGGATATACTTCATATCGCTTTTCTTGAGTTGTGGTGAAGTGCCTTGAGCGACACGGATAAATGGAATTTGGAGTTCACTGGAGTCGTAGCTTACACCCTCACCAGCAGTTTCCATAAGAATGTCCATCATTTCGGCTGGCAGTCCAGCCTCTTCTTTTTTAGCTACAGCATTTGCCATGGTTTACTTCCTCTTCACAGTAGCGGTTCTTGCAACAAAGGCACCGAATAGATCGAGATCAATCGAGTTGCCCTTAATCACTTGTTCTTTCACAAAGGCTTTTAATGTACCTGCGTGAATGTGGGTTTTTTGTTCGGGATGAAACCCCTTCTGTTCGAGTTCATACATGACATCACCTGCCAAGTTGTCCTCGCCCCGTCCAAACGATACGATGATATCGTTCTTTATGATTGAGTCGTGACCGTGTTCGCGCAGCCAGTTATAGGCTTCATCTCTGCGGTCAACTGGTATTGAGGCTTGAACAAAAGGTTTCAGCTCAACGGTTGCACCGTCAACATCCACACGCTCAATGCCCATTTCATCCATAAGCATTGGGATTTGTTCAAATTCAATACGCCTTTTTTCTTCCTTCAGACTTTTGAGATGCTCTTCCGCATCATCAAGCTGAACCAATAGACTATTGAGTTGTCTAACAAGGTTGGAAAGTTGTTTGCCTCCTGATGCTGTAACATCAGTCAGCGTGTCCGCATCTGCGAACATTGCATCGTCTTCAAAGATTTGATCGTTCTGCTTCATAGCAAGTACATCCTCTTCAGGTTAAAGTTAGTGCTTGATGGGGAGCCTCTGCAATATACATCGCTAAACTCCCCACCAAACTTGCTTTAAGACTAAACAACTTTTCAGCGGCCGTCTTAAAACCAAAGACTTGACGAATGCTCTCGTCTTGCCTATGTATAGAACATATAGGAGGACATAGATGGAAGTCAACTACAAATTTAAAACAAAACCATATGATCA